TTCATGCGATCCACCTCATCAACCAGAACCGTATGCGCCGGCTGCGATGCGAGCTCGGTTGGCGATCCTGCCCATGCAAGGCGCAGCGTCACGCCGGAGATGCGCTTCACAAGCTTGTGAGCCTTGCGCCCCTTCTCAGTCTTTGCCCACAGGTTCCGCGCTGAGCGCAGCATCTGGGACACGCGCGGCTCTATCACGCCGTCAACATTGGACTTTGTTGGCCCGATGTACAGAATCGGCGCTGGGTCGTCATCCAGCTTGCAGCCGATGACGTTCAGCAGGATTTCTGTCTTCGCGGTCTGCGAGCCGCAAACGATCACTACGCGGCGATAATGCCTCGTGGCCTCCGATATCGTCCTCGTATACGGAACCCGATCACTGCGCCAGGGCCCAGGCTCAGCGCTTCCCTTCGGCAAGATCCGGCACTGATCCGCCCACAGGTCCGGAGTCCTCGCCGGCGGCGGTTGAATGATCTTCGAGAACTGGATCAGCGCTTGCGATAGCGTCCGCAAGCTCCTGCGTAGCTGTGGCAAAGGCCGAGCGGATGGCTCGAGTTTCATCCAGGAGACGTTTCCTAATTTCACTTGCGTCAGTCATCCCCGCAAATATGCTCGCCGTCCTGCCGGCCATTGCATCGTGGCGTGCCGCCAAGTCCGCAGCCAGCGTGTTGAGTACAGCGACGATGATGTGCACCTCGATGAGCTCGCCATTGCGGCGGCGGTTCTCGAGTTCGACCTTTTCGGCCTGCGCGGTCCGTAGCCGCTCGCTCTGACTCTCAGGAGCGTAGCCGGTGCGGTGCGCCAGCCAGAATACGAGCTCCTCGATCTTCGGGCGCTTCTTCAGTCCCTCTTTGTGCCACTTCCATGCGGTGGCCTTATTGACGCCGCAGACATCGCCGATCTGCGCGTCGCTGAGTCTCGAAGGGTCTGGCGGCTCGAGCGCTTTGCGCTGCTTCACTTCAATGCCTCGTAAGCCAGTTCCTGTCGCAACACGATCGGGAAACGTTCGCTGATCGTGTCCTTGACGCTGCTTTGCACGTCCGGATTAGCGAACGCTGCTTTGATCGAGGGGCCGAATAGCTCTTTGATCGGCAACCCCGTGGAGATGCGGCGGCCATCTTTGATCCTGCGTCTGTGCGTGGTGCCGATGCGTACGAAGACACCGCGGTGCCCACTCGGCATGACAGCGATGAAGGTGTGTGGAACCACCTTGCGGCCCGACTTCACGTTGACGCTGACGCCGACCTTGGTCTGGCGCGCCGCGAACTGGATGAGCGGCAGAGGCTTGCCGCTCCCGCGCAGATTCGTGTTCAGATCCGCCTGGTTCGCGCGCTGCGATATGACGATCGCCTTTTTGATGTCGCCGGATTTCATCTGGTAGCCAATGGCCCGGATCTGCCGCGACGCCTGAGTGCGCCCGGAGGCCGTCACCTTGTTGAGTGCGCGCGCCGTAGCCATGCGCACCTTTCGGCTCGCCTGGTTGAGCCCATCCAGCGCGGAACTCACATCCACAGTTCCTGTGATGTTCACAGCTTCGTCGCCCTCACCTTGATCAGAAGCACGCCTTCCTTCACCACCCCGCTCGCGAGCGTCACGGGATTGCGCACGTAGTAATCGCCATCCGCCAGGTTACTCGCAGCCGCCACCAACACCCCGGTGCGCGTTGCTACGAGCGACTGGCCCCCGACCGTGACGCCGCTGTCCGCTGACCAGGTGGAATTGGATATCGTGGATGCGAGGCTCGTGTTATCGATCGCCGCGCATGTCCAGGTCACCGAGCCATCAGTCAAAGTCGTAGTCGCGGTCGTCGGCCATATCGGCTCAGTGCTCAAGGGCGATGTCGGGGCGCCGGCGCTCAATCCGGCAGTCGTCACCACATACTGGAATCCGGTCGGATTCCGAGGCCGGATCGCATAGTTCAGGGCGAACGGAATGCCGGGGAACCAGCGCTGCGCGAGAAACCCTACCCACTCGAATGCGTAATCCAGCGTCTCCCCAGGCCGCTGATAGAACTCCGCATAGGGCAGCGCATCGTTTCGCAAAAGCTCCTGCACTGTCCGTTACCTCACGCGTTTCCGATGGTGCGACCTGTTCCACGCACGTCCACTATCCGGCGCCCGTCATCCGGAGCCGTATCTATCGTGCGCTCGTAACCGCGTGTCTCGACGACGCGCTCAGGCGGCGCATTCGGGCTCGGTAGCGCGAACGTGGCAATTGCGCTGGCATTTGCCGCTGCCGCTGCACTGAACCGCACCTGCGTGCTGAACGATGCCTGGGCGGCTGTCCGTGCGCTCGCCACCGTGCCAAATCCTGCCCCGGTGGAGAACGCTGCGGTCGCGCTCGACTTCGCACTGGCCACCGCCGATAGCAGCGTGGGGCCGCGTGTCGTAAGGTCCGCGGAAGTGGTGGCGACCGCGCCAGCGGATGCGCTAAGCGCAATACCCGTCGACAGTGTGCCGCGTGCGCTTATGAGCGCTGCGGCCTGAACTGCAAATTGCGCGCCGCCACCAATCTGAGCCTGGGCACTCGACACGCAAGCCGCATTCGCGGCAAGAGTGATCCCAGTGCCGAGCGCGGCACCGGCGGTGACCCGAGAACCTGCAAGCGCCGCAAGCGCCGCCGCCTGAGGCTGCGTCGTGCCGCGCGGGCTTATGAACTGGCTGGGATTGAATGGCCCAGTCAGCCCCGGCCCGTACCGCCCCTGCGCGATGCCGAGAGCCGGGATCGTGGCAGGAGCCGTGGTGAGCGCAGCGCCCGCATCGATTCGCGACGCTGCTGTCGCCGCAAGAACTATGCCACTCGTCAGCGCCGAACTTGCGCCAGCGACGTTTTGAGCGGCGGCGGCGAGTGCGATACCGCTGTTCAGCGCGGCCGTCGCAGACACCCGAGCGCTGGCAGCTGCCGCTGTCTGAATGCTGCTGCTGAGCGCGGCGGTCGCCTGACAGTTCCCGCTAGCCTGAGCCGCCCATGGCGCGCTCGTTGTCGTGAGGCTCGCGCTGGCGCTGCCGACGTTGGCGGCTTGCGCGGCGCACGCAACGCCTGTGGTCAGGGAAGCCGTCGCGCCTGTTTTCGCGCCAGCGCCCGCGAGAAGCGCGATGCCGGCACTGAGCGCCGCAGTCGCCACTACCCGAGTACTGGCAGTCGCCAAGACTGCCTGCGTGCCTTTGATCGCTTCGGTCGAACGTGGCGCTTTGAGTTTCGACCAGGGCGTGCCGAGCATCAACCCAGGCTTGCGCCCCGTATTGTCGTTCCCGGGGTCAAGCGGCGGGAAGACCTGTTCGGTCGTGAACCTCGGACCACGGAGCCTTGAGACCGGGGTCCCGAGACTCAGCGCCGGGCGCTTCGGAAGCGCTATCTCGGAGCCTGAGGGCGCACCACCTGATTCCTGATAGATCAAGAGCACCGAGATGTAGTTGTCGGTGCCCTTCGCGCTCATGGTCGCGGTGAAGGTCCCACCGTTACCCACGAAGCTCTTGGTCGTGATCCTTGTGGTAACTCCGTCGAAGCCGAAGTCCCACATCGTCCCCATGTCCGTCCAGCCGGAGGAGGCAAGCGGCGCCCCGGGACTCGACGTGTTGTCCGTCGTATTGGACGAGATCAATATGGCGAAGGCATTAACGCCGTTGCCGATCGTCACATCACTCGTGCAGGTGATGTTGTCGGTGCCCGCCGCGAGGCCCGATTGGAAATTCTTCCCGGAACTCAGGAATGAGGAGATCCCGAGTATCCGAAACGGGATGGCGCCGATGTAATCATCGTTATCGCCACCGCCCGACTTGTCTACCGAGAGGGTATAGCTACCCCCGACACTGACCCCTATTGTGTCCCACGCCTGGGTGGTCGATGAACCCGAGGCCGAGGTGTCATCGGCACGATCTCGCTTGTTCCACGTCTGGCCGTGGTTGTCGGAGATCAGTTCTCCGGGTCGTTCGTTCGTCCCTGAGTTATTCGGCCAGTTATAGAACGTCCCGATTGACTCGCCGGCATTGACTCCGGTGACCGTGCATTGCCACGGAGCGTTCGTGCTCGTATTGACGACTACGAACGGAGTGCCGAGGACAATTGACCCGCTCACGGGGGATCCCTATGTGTGGATGCCCTCCTTGGAAGGCCCATCCACTAGAAGCCGGTCGCAGTCAGGATCGACATGTTCAGCTGCTGCAAGGTGCAGGAACCTGTCGCTACGGTCTGGGTGAAATACAGATCCAGCAGCTGCGAGACGGTGGCATCGAATGAGGACGAAGCAGTCGAGGCTCCTGTGGCCGTCCCGCTGTAGGGCAGGATCGTGCCGCCAGGGCCGGGGCCGGTCGCCTGCAATGCGGTATTGACAATGGCATCCGAGAGCACGAAGCCGGTCCATGTCAGTACCGCAGAGGTTCCAGCCGTCGTCAGGCTTCCCAGCATCCGCAGACACCAGGGCGTATTGGTGCGCGCCACGGTGTTGAGCGGGATGGCCGTGGTGTCCATCTTGGCGGTAGTTGCCATGGCAAGATCCCACCGAGCCGTACCGGGGGTGGTTATTACGCAGGAGATGATCCCCGTGGCCTCGATCAGGAGCTGGTCGCCGAGGTTCTTCAGCGAGTTCGCAGGAAGCGTGAAACGCCCCTGAGTAGAGCTCGCCGTCATGCTCGTGCGGGATGCTGCCGTAATGGCCCCTCCGGATGCCTGAAGCGTGCCGAGGGTTAACCAGAAGCCTTGTGCCATGTGAGTTCTCTTTTAGTCCTGATCGTGTGCGATCCGTCATGCCTCTACGAAACCCAGCCAATCCCAATAGATTTTCTGGCTGTTAGCGTTCAGATTCAGGGTCGCCTTGTACCAGGCGGTCTGCAGCACTCCGCTGCCCGAGGTGTAATCGGTCATGAGGTCCGCCAGAGGAACCTTGATCGACACGTAGGAGCCGTTCACCAGACTCCCATAGCTGCTCAGCTGAATGCTCTGCGGGCCACCGGTGTGCAGCAGCTTCATGCTGTAGTCGCCGACGATCTCGGGCTGGATGCTCAGATCTGTGGACGCCTGGGCAGCCTTCGCCACCCACAGCATGTAGTTGAACTGTTTGACGCACAGGTTCCACTCCACCGCTCCGTACCCGCAGTAGGGATTGATGAAGGTGTTGAAGCCCGTGGGGTCCGACGTATAGCTCATCGTCGTACCCGAGCCCGACGGCGTAGTGCCGCCACCGGCGTCGGCATAATTCGGCCCGCCGTCGAACACGTCCTGCAGCAGCACTCGCGTGCCGTAGCCGTAGTACGTCGCCACCATGGGCGCCGACCAGGGGCCGGCCACGCCGCCCTTTACCGCGCGGACTCTGTAGCCGTAGCCGTGGCAGCTGGAGAAGTACGCCGGCCCCGACCCTGGGGGCGAGTTGGATACGCACTGCGTGGCCGCCGTGTCGGTATACGTGTAATTGACCCAAGACGAGCCAATATGCGGCGCGCCAGCCGTCCCCGAGTTGGTGACGTAATTTGAGTATCCGCTCCCGGCGGACGACTCGGTAATCGAGTCATACACCGTGCCGGTATACGCGCTCTGATCGACGCTGCGCTGCAAATCGAAGGAGTCCGCAGCCCCCGCTGGATACAGCCACCCGCAGGTCAGCTGATTGACATGGCCGCCCTGGAAGCGATTCGAGGGAAAGCCGGCACCGTTTGGGAACTGCGCCTGATCTACGCAATCCCCCTGCTGCGACATGCCCTGCAGCAGGAGGTTCACATTCGTCGGCGCTTCCGGCGCTGCGCCTCCCGTGTTAGAGGCCAGGCGGCTCCCGGCCCACACTATTGCCGTCCCCTGCGGGCCGCGCGCAGCACCGTCGGCGTCACCCCTTCCCGGTAGCAGTAGTTGCGCGCGGTCTGATCGCACACGCCATAGGCGATAGCAAGCTCGCCGATGTTCTCGCCATTCAGTGCACGTTTCGCCAATTCGCGCGCTTGCGCATCTGTGAGCTTGGCGGCATGCCTCAACACGGATTGCCGCCGGGGGCCATCATGAAGCCCATGCCCCGCTGCACCCCGGTACCTGTTATGACCCCATCGATCCATACGATGAATTCAGCCCCAGCATTAACATCATCCGGAGGGATGCTCGCCGGAGGGCTGTTATATGTGATGGTTGTGCCTAGGTTCTGATTGCATTTGAAGTTATTTGATCCGCTATTTATCGCGGCAGAAATTCGCCCGCTCGGCGGCTGCACCATCAGCGTATAGAGTGCCCCGCCTGTGATGGCTCCCGAGATGCTTGCGAAACAATCCCCATTGGCAGAAATGTTAATAACACCAGACGTGGCAAGAAGAGACGTAGTGCCTCCAACAACACCCGAATATACGTATACAACGCATGAACTCGTTGTCGATGTCCCCAGCGCCTGAATATGCGCGGCTGCCATTGTGCCGGTCGCTGCAGCAAGATATCCCGCATTGAAATAACAGGCATTGCCAGCGGTCTGAGTAATGCTTGCAGCAACCTGAGTCCAGCCGCCGCCTTGTTGGCCAACGAGGAATGACATGAGGCTAGTTGTGACAGACCCGCACAGCGTTTTGTCTGTCGCTCGGGTTCACGAGCCACAGCGCTAATCCGGTCTGGCTTGATGGGAATTGGCCGAAGTTAAGCTGCACCGTGCATTGTGTATCGCTATCACGACTCCAATGCCCGCAATTCTCCCTATCCATAGTCGATGTCGGCCCAGCATCCCATGTGAGAGAGTCTGACACCTCAAAGCGCCATATATCCGGGTCTATATAGAGCTCGGCTATATCGTAGTTGTTGCCTGCTGACAGGCCATGCCCGTCGTCATAGCCCAAGACATTCACATCGATGTTAGAAAAGGCCATTCCGTTATCAGCCGGATCCCACCACGAATTCGTAGGTAGATTCGCAGGGCTATAAAGCGCATCCGCCGGATGGGAGATGTTGAAATCTCCGCCGAATCCAGAATAACTTGATACATGGAATGGCGTCCCTGAACCCATGACGCCTGACCATATATTTATCAGCTGGCCTGCTGTGCTGTTTATATCTCCGGTAGTTTGATCCAGCCAGAAGTCGTGACGCATCCATACGCCGCCATTCCCATTTCTTAATTGCCTGAAATCGCCGGATCCGCCTGGGTTTAAATTAGAACACCAGCCAATGGAGCCACTTGCGGCGAAATTAGTCCCCGCCTGATTCCCCCCTGGAGTGCTCTGCGTGCGCATCAGCTTGGTACTGATATCACCGCCCCCAGTGCCTTGAAATGCGTTGGTTGACTTAGCCCAGAAGGAAGCAAAGAGCGTAAGGTTGTTTCGGGTTCCCCAGGCTCCCGGCCAGTAGGGACTGCCTATCCAGGACTTGCCAAGCTGCATATTTACCACTGCGTACACGGAGGATTGATATGCCGTACGCTTCGCGCGAGAAGTCCAATATTTCACGACATCCAATCCACTGCCGTTGTCACTGGCCTGACCGCCGTAGATCAGATGCGCGATGCTCGTCCCGTCAGAGAAGCCGCTATATGCGTTCTGATCCACCCCATTCACCCATTGATGATCTACGGTGTCGTAGAGCATCGGGGCGCTCCCATATTGGCGCACAGGAAATGTCCCACTCAGCATTCGAATTGTGAGCGTCGAGCCTGGAGAGAACCCAGCGGTTGACGTTACGCTGAAATTAGGTTCGGTTACGAAGCCCCCAGATGCCAGCGGAACATCACAGGACGCTTTCTCTCCAGCTCCCTGCCACACTAGTTGAGGCTCGCGAGCTCATAGTCAGTGCAGGTAATGGTGTTGGAACCGCTATTCACTGACCAAGTGCCGAACATGTCGATCGCGAATGACGTGGTTGAGTCAAAGCCCGTGCCTGCGCCCGGCGATGTTGCCGGGATCACGAATATCGGCGTCGCGGTCGAGAACGCAGCCGAGAGCACGCGGCCTGCGCCTAACATCGTCGCGGACGTCCCGCTGCCAACACTCTGCACGACCAGATCGACTTCCAGATCCCAGGTCACATTCGTGGCTGAAGTCGCAAGGGTGCCTGAGGCGCCGCCGTTGAACACCACGATTGAGCCAAACCTGATATCCCACGTAAACGTTCCGGGCGTGGATGCTGCCGTGCTCATCTTGCCGTGGGCCTTCACGCGCAGCTTCATGCCCGCAGCTGCAAGCCAGCCTGCGGCGAGCACGTACTTCGCCTGACCTAACAGCAGACTCGTCGGCGTGATGCTCGCAGAAAGTGCGGCGCCTGAGCCCTGTTGGGAGGCGAGAACCTGGTACCAGGAATTGTTAGACATAGGCTAGTTGTCCTGCTGCAGGGTAAATGCCGCGGCCGCAAAACTCGGCGCCGCATCGCCGTTGTTGACCGTCTTTGGAACCGTGAGCGGCGCGTGCACCAGTAGGTTCCCGCTCGTGAGCTGGTCGTAGAGCACTGCGACGCCGACCTGCGCAGCACCCGTCGCCCAGTTAGCCGTCGGCGCCGGGAAGGTGATCGTGTTGTTGTTGGACGTCGTACCGGTCGTGCCGGTGGATGCTGTCGTGGTGCCGGAGCCCTGCGTGCCGGCCCAGTCGGCAAGCGCCGCATACGTTCCGGCATTCACCTTCACGCGCGCGTAACTTCCGCCTGAAACCTCACTCAGCCCCGCGGGGAAGCCAGTGCCCGTGTCAAGCGTCGGGGACAGCTCGGTGAACACTGCGGTGCCGTCCGTGATCGCCTCGCCCGGCACGCCGTTGTACTGCGGTTGGGGGCTCGTCGTGGTGCCTGCGGTCGTGCAGTAGTACACGTGCTGCTTGTTATCGCCGCCCGATCCGCCCTGCGCGGTGAGGGAAATGCAATCGTTCAGCGAGTAGGCCGTGGTGTTCTGCCGCAGCCCCTTGTTGACCACCAGGAGCCCGGCGTACACGAAGAGGAAACACGGCATGCCGGCTACCGCCGTCCACGTCACCGTTCCATCGCTCAGCGTGGAGCCTGGATTGGGCACCGCAAGGGTCGTGGTACTGCCCGAGGTCCCAGCCGTCGTGCAGCGCAGGAACTTCCCACCGCCGGCGGTGAAGGTCGAGACCGGCACCACGATATCGCCCACGACGTAGCCCGTAGTGGCCGCCCAGATGCCCTTGTTCACGACCGCCGTGCTGCCGGCAGCACCCGCACTCGTGAGCGCCCCGCCGCGCCAGAGCGAGTCGGTGAGCATGTTTTCGAGGAAATTGGAAAAATTCATGCGGCAGCCTCGTGAGTGATGGGCGCAGAAACGCGAACGCCCGCGCGAGGGCGGGCGTTGCGATGGGGGAAAAGTTGGGCAGCTTAGTAGGCTTTAGCGAAAGCTACACGTAAGTCATTGATTGTGTCAAGCGAAAACGGACGTAAGCCGTTGTTCCGTTTGGTGGGCACTCGCACTATGCGTTTTTCGCCCAATTTCCATCACCTGAAGCCCCGTATCCACCGCCGTTTCGGCGATGTCGAGCTGCCGCCAATACTCCCGCTTGGGGATCCCGATGTCGGCCGCCTGGGCCGATATCGGCACCCGCCACGGCGAGCGCAGCAGGTAGTGGTACGTCAGGGTGAGGCGCGGGAGCTCCTTGAGCGTGCGCACCACGAGCTCCACCATGAAGCCATCCGCGCTGTACACCTCCGGCCACCGCTGCCTGCTTCGGGCATCCCCGCCCTCTCCTGCCGCCACGCGCTCGGACTTGATCCGGCCCAGGACCGAGGCCACCGACTGGCTTTCAGTCGTGAGGTAAACCATGCGCTTCTGCGCCGCCCAGGTGGCAAGTGCGCGCTCGAGGCAGGGGCT